CCGCTAACATTAGACGAATTGAAACAGCGCGACGCCGAAGCGTTTAAGCGTGCAGGAATTTAACTAGGAGCATTAGATGCAAATCATTCTACATCCAGAAGCGGCGCTAATGCTGCCGAAAATCGAAGAAACACGCACCGCGCTTGCTGGTGAGTTCTTTGTTAAGCAAGCAGGGCGCGACCTGTTGCCGCATCCGTCAACCGTTGACACAAGCACGGCAGAAGCGAATGAGCGCTACAATACGTACCTTGCAAATGCTGAATATCAGAACTACGGCGGTCAGACGCTTAACAGCTTAATCGGTCGTATGCGCATCAGTGACGCAGAAGTGATGATTCCTGAGCAGCTTAACTACCTGATGGACTCCGCAGACGGTGACGGCACTACGCTTCACGGCATGATGGAGCAAACCGCAGCCGAGGTTATGCCAGTCAAGTGGCAAGTATTGCTGGCGGACTATCAAGGCTTGTCGGATGTTGACCTGACAGAGTTGTCAATCGCTGACCTTCGCACGCTGAACCCACGAGCAACCATCAAAGCGTACAACCGCGACAAGGTGATCACATGGTCATTTGAGCGCATAAACGGCGTGATGCAGCTGTCTTACATCCTGCTACTTGAAGATGGTCAGACGTTTGACAAAGCCACAATGGCGCTCAAACCGGTCAAGTCTTACCTAGTTGTGGCTCTTGATGATAACGGCGATTACTACCAACAAAAAATCGTGCAGTCCGACAACAGCAGCCTGGAAATGGGCGAGCCTTCTTATGTAAAAGTCGGCGGGCAGTCGTTAACTTGGCTGCCTGTTGTGTTTGCATCCGATGAGGAAATCAAAGCTGGGTCGCTACCGAAGCAAATGGGATTTATCAGTCCGATTTGCGACTTGGCATTATCACGCTACCGCATGAGCGCGGAGTACAAAGAGACCATCCGCAACCTGCCACCAACAACTTACGTATTTGGCGCCAAGGCAAACTTCATGGAGCAATTCCAAGCCATGAATGGCCGCGAGTACATCGAAACAGGCTCAGGCAGCCGAAACACGTTACCAGAAGGCTGTAGCGTTGAGGTGGTCGGCTGCGATGTGCAAGTCAGCACGTACGAGAGCTATTTCGACCGCAACACCGAAGAAGCGCGACAAATGGGTGCAGTTCTGCAAGGAGACGTTAAAGCAGCAACAGCAACAGAGGCGGAGATTGCAGCAGCAGAAACCAATGCAAGGCTTGTGAAGTTGGCGCAAGGATTAGAGACGGCCTATCAGAAGGCTATTCTCTACTGCGGCATGTTCGAAGGTTTATGGGCGCCTGACGCCATCGAGCAATCGCAAGACCAAGTACAAGTTGCCATTCCGCGCACGTTTGCCAAGTCGAAACTATCCGTTGACGAAGTGCGGGTTATCATGGAGCTTGTACTGGCTGGATTGAAACCGCGCGACCTAGCAATCCGCGAACTTGCCGACGGCGGGTGGTCAATGGATGATGCAGAAACTGTGCTTAATGCTATTGACAGCGGCGATAATTTGACGGCTTAACGTGTTAGGTTTATTATTTGTGTGAACGCTGGTCGTACCAGCTTAATCAATAGGATTGTATCCGATGCCATTAACGCAAGAACAATTTGAGTCACTACCAGACTTTGTCAAAGGTGACTACGTACAGCACGAAGGCGCATATGTGCCAAGTGCAGAGCTTAAAGTTAGCAGCCTGAAAAAGTCATTAGACGGCTTAGACGGCAAACTGAAAGCATTTGAGCAACAAGAAGCGCTGAAACTGCAAGAAGCAGAAAAAGCGGCACTTGAAAAGCTCAAGAAGGAAGGCAAGGTAGATGAAATCCTTGCAGACGCTGAACGGCGAATTGGTGAGACTCAAAAGCAGTACGAAGAGCGGTTAAATCGCTTAGTTGGTCAAATCAAAACCGAAAAGCGTACATCAGTTGTTGCGGAATTGGCGTCGGAATTAGCCACCGAAACAGGCTCAAAAGCATTCAAGCGACTTGTTGCGAGTCGTGTCGATGTTGACCCTGAAACTGGTAAAGTAACATTTTTAAATGATGATGGCAGTGCCTCATCGTTAGACTTGGCAGGATTTAAAGCTGAACTGTTGAAAGATGACAGCTTTGCTCCGCTACTAAAAGGCAATGTCACCACCACAGGCGGCGGCAAAGCAAACGGCTCGACAGGTGCAGGCAGTGCCTCGACTGTTGGCAACTTAGGCGGTACACGCGATGAGCGCGTGGCTGCATTAGCAAAACGGTTTAAATTACCAACCAACTAATCGAGGTATATCATGGCATTATCACAAATGCAGGTTTTTAACGAGTACATCATGCCAGCGACTATCGAGACGCTTGGTCAGATGATTGACAAATTCAACCAAGCATCAAACGGCGCTATCCGTTTGACCACCACAGGCTTCACCGGTGACTTCTTGCAAGAATCTTTCTTCGCATCGATTCACTCATCACAGCGCCGTGTTGACCGTTACGCCGCTCAATCATCAGCATCAGCAACTGATTTGAGCCAACTGAAAATGTCGACTGTTAAAGTTGCAGGCGGTTTCGGCCCAATCCGCTTCGAGCCTTCACAGCTGACTTGGTTAACCATGCCAACAGCCGCAGGTATCGAAGTGGCAAGCCGCAACTTCGCTGAAGCTCTGTTAGCCGACCAGTTAAACACTGCAATCCTGGCGTTACGCGCTGCGATTTCAGGCCAAGCGTCAGCTACAAACGACGTGTCTGCAACTGCTGGCATCAACTACACTAGCATGAACGGCGCACACGCCAAGTTTGGCGACCGCTCAGGCAACTTGGTGGCAACTGTTGTTTCTGGCGCTGTTTATCACAAGCTGATTGGTGACAACCTGACCAACACGCCTCAACTGTTCCAATCTCAGAACGTGCGCGTGGTTGATATCTTAGGTAAAGCCATGATTGTGACCGACGCACCTGCACTGCGCGTAGCTGGCACACCAAACAAGGTTTACGCCTTGTCATTGGTTGACTCTGCTGCTGTGGTTCACGATGCTGGCGATGTTATCAGCAACATCCAAACCAACAACGGTCAGACCCGCATTGAGACAACCATGCAAGTTGACTACTCGTTCGGTCTTGGCTTGAAGGGCTATACTTGGGACGAAACCAACGGCGGCAAGTCTCCAATTGATTCTGAAATTGGCACTTCAACCAACTGGGACAAAGTGGCAACAGACATCAAAAACACTGCCGGTGTTGTCACTATCGGTGACGAAGCGAAAGTCTAACGATAGGGGCGCAAGCCCCTTTCTTTTGCGAGGTGCAAGATGGAAGTCGTTTATCTACCAATGCCAGTCAGCTTTGAAGAAAAGCGCGAATGGAATGCTAAGGGCTTTAAAGTCGTTGATGAGGCTTACAAACCCAAAGACGAAGAGCCAAAACCAGAGACCAAACCAAAGAAGGCCGCTAAATAGCGGCTTTTTTATTTGTTAGGAGTTGTAATTATGGCCAATCCGCCGAATGGTTTTCCTTCGCGCTCAATGCTTTATGGAAACACGCTTGACCGTGTCGCAACGCAAGCGCTCAACTATCGAGACGACGCAATCAGTCGTGGTCTTGGTTATTACTCGTATTTAAACCAAGTGGTTGCAGCGGGCGCAAAGGCGTACATCCGTTTTCAGTGTCCGCCAGATAAATACGTGGTTCTGCTTGGTCGCGAAATCATCATGAACAAAGAGGCGCTGATTTACCGCACGTTTAGCGCGTACACAGGCGGCACTATTGGCGCAGCCGTACCAATCAAGAACTTGCGAAGCGATACTATTTATCCGCCAGCTAGTGTGATTAATGTGATCACAACGCCAACACCAACAACCGCCAATGAAGTGACGTATTTGCCGCTTTACGGCTCGGTTGGCTCAGGCAATCGCGTGTCCGGCTCGACAGACTCAAGCGACACATTCAGACTGCTTGCGCCAAACTCAGTGTTTTTGATTGAGCTTGAAAACACATCGACGTCAAGCAATACGGTGTTTGTGCAGTACACATGGTTTGAGTTATCTAGCCAGGTTATTTTGTAGCGCTGGTCAGACTTGCGCAGCGACGGCATAACGACTAACCTATCTGTGCCGTCGCTTCTCACGGATGAGTCACGGCAAAGGAACTTAACCAACTAGGAGCGCATCACATGCCCGCAGGAAGTACGCCAATCAGCAAACCAGTCAAGCCAACTTCAACCGCCAAGAAACCAGCGAAGAAGACGAAAAAATGACAAACCTCGAAGCCTTATCAGTTATCTTTTTGATTTGGCTTTGCACGGGCAGAGGGTTAAACCTCTGCCTTGTCATTATGTTTTACTACGCTATTTACATGGCTTATCCGTTATTTCCAGAAATGACCATCACGCGCACTACGGAAGCAGAAGCGCTCGTTGTGTATGCGTCACAGCTTAGTTTCGATATGATAGCGCTCGTGGCAACTGTAGCGATATCATATATTTATCAAAAAAATATCAACATTTATTTTCTCTATGGTGCGATAATCGCTACAAGCGCACTGCTAAACGCCACCATGTTATTCGGCGTTGCGGTTTGTGAGGAGAGCCTTTATTGGTTACATGCTTATCGGCAGCAGATAGCCGCGCCGCTCGACTTGTTGTTTGCTGCGCTAGGGAGTGCGAAAGGTGGACAAATCATCGATTATACTCATCGCAATTTGCTTGGTGCTAGTCGCTCAGTCTATAATCGCCTTAATCGTATTAGTTATCACATTAAGGGCTTTTAATCATGGCAGACCTCAGCGAACTGAAGATACTCGTGGAGCAACACGACCGCGACATACAAGCGATGCAGGCCAGCACAGCGAAGATGATCCAAGGCCAAGACAAATTGACGGAATCAATCCAAGGCTTGACGCTTAGCTTGCAGCGGTACATAGACCGCCATGATTCCGTAGCGCGTGAGCTTGTTACCCTACAGACAGACGTGCGAAACCTTAGAGACAAACACATCGAAAACCAGCCAATTATCGACGGAATTCGCGCAATACATGGCAAACTGTTGCTAGTGGTAGTCAGCGCTCTAGCATCACCGGCAGCCATTCTTGCTATGTTAGCAACAACCAAAGCGGGCGGATAATATGACAATCACAGTCGGCACAAACGCTTACGTTACATCAGCAGAATACGAAGCATACGCAGCAGAGCGCAATATCAGCGTGGACTACTCGGCGCTTGATTCTGCTTTAGTCCTATCTGCTGACTTCATCGACACGTATTACAACTTCAAAGGCTCACCTGCCGCAACTGACCAGGCGATGAAACTGCCGACCACTGAGGTTAGCATTGCCAACATCAGCAAGGCAGCATTGAAGGCGGTTGAGCTTCAACAAGCTGGACGATTAACGCTAGACGTTGCCACAATGACGGGCGCTTTAATCGCTGCTGAATCCAAGTCACTTGATGGCGTTGGCTCCAAGTCGACCACATACGAATCAGGCTCGCAAGTGACTTACAAGCCACGCACGCCAGAACTCGACAAGTTATTAGCGCCATTCGTGCGCGGCTCAAGTGGATTGATGCGCGGATGAGTACCACGAA